AAGGATGTCAATAAAGGGCATCCTATGGGTGTATAGCTCAGTAGGTAGAGCAATCGGCTGTTAACCGATGTGTCGTAGGTTCGAGTCCTGCTATACCCGCTGTGGACTACTTCAAGTTCCCTCCTTTTTTATAAATTTTGATTGTGTACTTGGTTATTTTGGTTTTTGTTGGCATTTGTAATTCTTTCGAGCAGTAGTCCTGAATTCTTGGCATCCAGAGATGGGTGCTTTTATTATGTTTTAAAGGTGGTGGGTCGGATGGCAAAAGGTAAATATCAGGAATGGCTAGAGCCGGAAGGCTTGCTAAAGATAGAGGGATGGGCGAGAGACGGTCTGACGGATGAACAGATTGCAGATAATATCGGGATTTCCAGAAGCACATTAAATAGCTGGAAAGACAAGTATTCGGACATTTCGGACACCCTAAAAAGAGGGAAAGAGGTCGTTGATCGTCAAGTCGAGAATGCTCTGTTAAAACGTGCGCTCGGATATGAGTACACGGAAACAACCAGAGAATACATACCGGAACTTGATGAGATGAAAACTACGAAAAAGGTCACAAAGCAAGTAGTACCAGACACAACAGCCCAGATCTTTTGGCTGAAGAACCGGAAACCAGACAAGTGGAGAGATAAGCAGGAATACGAGGACAGAACAGCAATTGAAAAGCTTGATGAAATCTTGAAAGGATTGCATGACAATGCAGCTAAGCAAAAAACAGAATGAATACATCATAAACGCAACTCATAGATGGAATATCAAGTCCGGAGCGGTTCGTTCTGGAAAGTCTTTTGTAGACACTGCTTATATCGTGCCTAAAAGAATCCGAGAGAGAGCTGGACTTCCCGGCTTAAATGTAATCATGGGTGTCTCCAAAGAATCCATAGAGCGAAACGTACTCCAACCGATGAGAGAGATCTATACCAGTGATCTAATCGGGAACATTAACAACCGGAATGTGGCAAGAGTATGCGGAGAGGATGTTTATTGTCTCGGTGCAGAAAAGGTCAGTCAGGTCGCGAAGATACAGGGAGCGTCCATTAAGTACTGTTACGGCGATGAGATAGCAAAATGGAACAAAGAGGTGTTCCAGATGCTTAAATCCCGTCTCGATAAGACGTATTCCTGTTTTGATGGAGCTTGCAACCCGGAGAATCCGACACATTGGCTAAAAGAATTTCTCGACAATAAAAAATTAGATATCTATTTGCAGAGATACACGATTTTCGACAATCCGTTTCTGGATCCAGATTTCGTGGAGAAGCTCTGCATCGAATATGACGGTACCGTTTATTATGACCGGTTGATTCTTGGTCTATGGAAACGAGCAGAGGGAGCGATTTACCGCAAATTTGCAGATCATCCGAAAGATTTTGTCAAAGAGCCGACTGCATCCGATCTGACAGAGATTGTCATTGGCGTGGACTTTGGTGGTAATAAGTCTGGTCATTCTTTCGTGGCAAGAGGGTATGACCGAGACAATAATGTATACGGATTGAAGAGTATCCGATACATGAATACGGACACGAAAAGGTTTAAAGAGGGAATTGATTCAAACATTCTGAATGATCTTCTTATTCAATTTGTTGATGAGGTGCAAGAAAAGTATGGAAAGGTTGATTTTATTTACTGGGATAACGCGGAGACTACGCTCGGCCAGAGTATACGGAATGCCATGATGAAAGCGCATCCGAATGTAATTGTGAGACCGGCTAAGAAAATTAGGATAAAAGACCGGATTGAGTGCGTCTTAAAGCTCATGGGAGCTGGGCGCTTTTTTATTACAGAGGATTGCGAAACATTATCGATAGCATTACAAGAAGCGGTGTGGGATGAAAAAGCATTAAAAGACGATCGTCTGGATGACGGAAGTAGTGATATTGATACACTGGATGCATTTGAGTACACGATAGAACGCGACATTAAAATGCTGACAGAGTGAGGTGCAAGATGTTTAAGTTTATTAACAAGGTTATTACAGGAGTGTTTAACATGATAAGCAGAACCACGATGAAGCAGGTGTTGAGAGAATCTCCTGCAATTACAAGCACAATGGTGCAGAAAATAAATGAATGGAACAGCATGCTCTCTGGGAATGCAGACTGGTGCAAGGATTATGTGAAGTCCCTGAGGATTGAACAGGGGATATGTAGAGAGTTTGCAGATGTTGTGCTGTCGGAAATGGAAATAAAAATATCGAACGATAAGCTCTTAAAACTGTTTGAGAAAACCACAGAGAGCCTGAATGAGAATCTACAGGACGGTCTTGGACTTGGTTCGTTCTGCCTAAAACCCCTTGGAAATGAACAGGCAGAGTTCGTGACAGCAGATAAGTTCATCCCGGTGAGCTTTGGAAATGATGAGAAGCCGAACGATATAGTCTTTCTGGACTTCCGAGACATAGACGATGCAAAGTATTATGTTCGCCTGGAGCGGCACAGTATCAAAAACGGATTCCTCGAGATCACAAACGAAGCCTATTGCTCATCCACAAGATATGGATTTGACCGGAAAATCTCTCTGGAAAGCTTAGAAGCATGGGCTGGACTGCCGGAGCATGTAGCGTATCCGGGAGTAAGGGAGATGGATTTTGGGTACTACAGAAATCCGATAAAAAACAGGGTTGACGACACGCCATGCGGTGTGTCTATTTTTGATTCCGCGATCAACCTTATTGAGAGAGCTGATGTGCAGGGAGCAAGGATAGACTGGGAATTTGAATCCGGAGAGAGGGCAATCCACGTGGACGCTGCAGCCATTAAGAGAGAGCCAGATGGACGGAATGGAGTATCTAAGCTAAGCAAGCGCTTATATGTTGGAATCGACAGCGAGGAAGGGTTTTACAAAGAGTTCTCGCCGGAATTCCGGGAAGAGAATCTAATAAACGGTCTAGATAACTACCTCAGACAGATCGAGCTTGTAGTCGGACTTGCATTCGGAGATTTAAGCAATCCGCAGAGCATCGACAAGACAGCCACAGAAGTAAAAGTATCCAAAAACCGGAAGTACAACCGAGTAAAGGCGATTCAAGATAATTTAAGGGACTGCTTAGAGGATTTTGTAAGAGGTATGGCGTTCCACGAGGGGATGCTTCATTCCGGATATGAGTTTATCTGCAGTTTTAAAGATTCGATCCTGACAGACGAGGAAACGGACAGACAACTGATGCTAAATGAGATAGCAGCCGGAATCAGATCACACTGGGAGTACAGGGTTCGATTCCTCGGGGAGGATGAAGAAACTGCAAAAGCGAATGTGCCGGATCAAGGTGGAGTAATGGAGTGATAGGTAATGGATAAGCCAGATGTCGTAAAAACGTCTCTCAGAATGGAATCTATCTGGATGGATGCTGAGAACCGGATCATACAGGATATCGTTCGCAGGATACGCAAGACCGGAAAGATCACATCCACTGCAGATTACCAGATTAACAGACTGGTAGAGATGGGGAAGAGCACCGAAGAGGTGGAAAAAATCCTAAAAGATGCTCTGAAAGCTACGTACCCGGAGATGTTTAAACTTTATGACGATATAGCAGAGTGGCAGTACGTGCGAGATAAAAGCATATATGAGCAGGTTAATAGAGAATTTATACCAGCAGAGGAAAATGAACAGCTCAAGCAGGTGTCACAGGCTGTCAGAAAGCAGACACAGGACGAGTTGCATAACCTTGCAAGGTCTTATGGATTCTCGGTCTTAATGGGTAATCGTCGCGTATTTATGCCGTTTTCGGAGTATTACCAGCGATATGTCGATATGGCAATCACAGACGTGATAAGCGGTGCCTTTGATTACAACACGGTCATCCGTAGAGTTGTCACACAGATGACGAACAGTGGGTTAAGAACCGTGGACTACGCTACAGGATACAGCAACAGAGTACATGTGGCAGTGCGAAGAAGCGTATTGACTGGAGTATCGCAGATCACAGGAGAAATGAACAGGATCAATGCTGACAAGCTTGGCACGAATTATTACGAGGTAGACTGGCATCCAGGAGCCAGACCGGAACACCGCAAGTGGCAAGGAAAAGTGTACAGCAAAGAAGAACTGGTGTCTGTATGCGGTCTTGGAACTGCTACTGGTCTACAAGGAGCTAACTGCTACCATGACTATTACCCATTTGTAAAAGGCGTGTCTGAGCGGCAGTGGTCGGACGAATGGCTAAGAAAGCAGAATGCCATAGAAAGCAAGATAAAGCGGTGGCAAGGAAAAGAGCTGGATGTCTATGGAATCACACAGCAACAGCGAAGAATGGAAACCGCAATGAGAGCGCAGCGGTCTAAAATCGTGGCACTAAAGACTGCCAGAGCGGATGCGGATCAGATCTTAAACATGCGAGTGAAATACAGAGCACAGCTGTACGAGTACACCAAATTCTGCCGGCAAATGGGCGTAGAGCAACAAAGAGAACGGATATACATGGATATGTTAGGGAGAGTCGCATAGGCGGCTCTTTTATTTTGTCCTGCCAAATGACGAGAAACTGGGTACTTACTTGAGACATGTGGTGCGACCACGAGAAAAAGCGAAGCGAAAGGAAGATGAAGCATGAAAAGAGAGTTTTTAGAAGAAATGGGATTGGAAAAAGAACAGATTGACAAGATTCTGGATGCCAATTCCGCAGATGTCGGAAAAGCAAGAAGAGATTACGACAACATCAAATCTGAGCTTGATACGACAAAACAGCAGCTTGCAGACGCAAACACGGCTATCGAGGGGTTCGGAGATTACGAAGAAATTAAAGGACAGGTGGCTGATTACAAGCAGAAGTATGAAGCATCAGAGGCGGAGAAAGTGCAGATCAAACAGGATTATGAGTTTAATGGAAAACTTGAATCCGCAGCGAAAAAGCATGGTGCGAGAGCGTTAAAAGCAGTGCTCCCGTTTCTGAAAACAGATGATCTAAAAGCGTCTAAAAATCAAGATACAGACATCGAGAACGCTTTTAAAGAGCTGAAAGAGAACGAAGAAAGCAAGTTTCTATTTGCAGACGATGAACCAATTAAGAATCCGGTTCTTGGCGGCGGAGCAGAGAAACCGGGTGCTTTTGATGCGGTAGCAGCTGCTATGGGACTCACAGAAAAAGATTTTAAATGATAAGGAGATAAGATATGGCAAATTCAATTACGCTTAGAAAACAGTATTCCACAATGCTCGACCTCGTGTACAAGAAAAGCTCACTCACATCCGTTTTGGATGGTCCGAGTGATCTGATCCGCGAGGGAGCAAACGCGAATGAGATTTTAATTCCAAAAATGTCCATGCAGGGACTTGCAAATTATGACAAGTCTGCTGGATATGTAAATGGTGATGTAACTCTCGATTACGAGACTGTTAAATGTACCTATGACAGAGGACGTAAATTTAACGTTGATGCTATGGATAACATCGAGAGTGCTGGTGTTGCATTCGGACGTCTGGCTGGAGAATTTATCCGTACACAGGTAGTTCCAGAGCTGGACGCATGGAGATTTTCACAGTACGCACAGATTTCCGGTATTACATCTGCAAACGGCGCACTTGCAGATGGCAAAGCCACTCTCGCAGCATTAAGAGCAGCGAGAAACGCGATCGAAGATGCAGAGGGAGATGTATCTACATGCTATCTGTTTATTAACCCGGCTCTTGTAGGCATGGTTGAAGATCTGGATACGACAGCATCTAAGAGAGCACTGGATGGATGGGCTGGCATTATTAGAGTTCCATCCGCAAGATTCTACACAAAAATCGATCTGACCGCAAACGGTGCCGGTGGTTTTGTGAGGAACACACAGGGTAAAGCGATTAACTTTATGGCGATTGACAGAAACGCTGCTATCCAGTACCAGAAACACACTGTTCCGAAGATTATTTCTCCGGATCAGAACCAGTCTGCTGATGCTTATATGTACGCATACAGAACGGTTGGAATGTGCGATGCATACAAAAACAAGCTGAAAGGAATCTACTGCCACCACGTGGGGGAATAATTCCCTCTGACGATGTAGCCTTAGTTGGCAGAGGGAAAGTCGGAAAGGCAAAAGTAGGAAAAGCAAAATAGTATAATGGAGGTATTCAAAATGGCATACGAACCAACTACATGGAATAATGATGACGTTATTACAGCAGAGAAACTGAATAAGTTAGAGCAGGGCGTGAAGAACGAGCAGGTTGGGCCAGCAGGGCCAGCAGGGCCAGCAGGGCCAGCAGGGCCAAAAGGCGATCAGGGTGCGCAGGGACCAAGTTACATTCTTCCAGCGGCAAGCAAAACAACACTGGGCGGTGTGAAACAGGCTGCGCTTGTAGCAGAAGCGGCAGGAGAGAATGTAACAAAGGCGGAATTCAAAGCTCTTCTTGATGCATTAAAGGCAGCCGGACAGATGGCAAGAGAGTAAAAGGAGCACCTATGTTAGTAGACTACAGTTACTACATTGAGGATTTCGGGGGAGAGAAAATCTCCTCTGAGTCCGATTTTAAAAGAATCAGAAATTTGGCAGAAACGCATCTTTGCAACTTTACGTTTAACAGAATTAAAAATGATGTAGAGAATGAGCATTTGATTAAATCGTGTATTTGTGAAATGTGCGATACAATCTATGACATGACCTTAAAAGACGGCGGAAAAGTTAAAAAGTCCGAAAATACAGACGGGTACTCTGTGTCTTATGTAACAGAGCGTATTGACGGACAGGACACAGAAAAAGCGCTTGAGAATAAGCTGTACCGGATTGCGAAAGTCTATCTCGGTAATACTGGCTTACTGTATCGCGGAGTATGCTAATAAATTCAGACGCCACCCTGTACAGCCGGAAGTATAACCCGTCTACTCGGCTGGATGAGTGGGAACGAACCTACATCCCGGAAGTGTGGTGGTACAAAAACGAAAAGTCGCAGATCACGACAGATGGATTAAAGCAAGCAGACACCTACACCGTCAGAATCCCGGACACGAGCGTGGCTGTCAAAAAAGATGATTATCTTGTAAAAGGAGATTGTAAGGTTGACATGCAGACCATCAAGGATTTGGATGGGCTGGATAAGACCAGAGTCACATCTGCAAACTACAATACTTTTGGCGGCAATCCGCATATTAAGGTGGTGGGAATATAATGGCAAAAGGAAAGAAAAAATTCCAGATTGAGACGCCGAGAGGTAAGATATCAACTTACACGATTTCCAAGGGAAATTTGAAAGGAAGGACAATAGCGAGACTCGACTGGAATCCGAACTTTAGACCGAATATGGAATCCGGTTTCGCAAACGCACAGGAGTTTGTTGATTCTGAGTGCATCCGGCGTATGAACCCGGAGACTCCAAGACGGACAGGAGCACTGGCTAAGTCACCGACTCTTGGCAGCGTGATCGGCAGTGGTGAAATCGACCAGATTGCGCCTTATGCACGTAGACAGTATTACGAGCATAAGGAAAAATCACGATGGTTCGAACGCATGAAGAACCGGCACAAGGACTCTATCTTGAAAGGAGCTGCGAACTATGTCAAATCTCACTGACAGTGTCAGATCGTACATCCTCATGTGCCCGTTTTTAAGTGATGGGCGTGTAAATGTGGACTATATCGGAACAGATATGGGATATTCAATCGACCCTCTTCCGTGTGATCCAATTATCCAGAGATATATGGATGGTGGAGCAAAAAAGCAGTTCCAGTTTGCATTTACAAGCCAAGAGGAATACGATCAGGACGCAAGGATAAATATTGAGAACAGCGGATTCTTCCAAAGTTTTGAGGAATGGCTGGAACAGCAGAGTTTTAATGGCAATCTGCCGGAACTCGGAGAAAAGAAGAATCCAATATCGATCGAAACTTTAAACAGCGGCTATCTGTACGATATGAATGGTGAAAATGCCAAGTATCGCATAGAGTGCCGCTTAATTTATGCACAGGAGGTATAAATATGGCAGAGAAAAAGTCTGAATTAGTTGGACGCCACAAACGGGTGGCATACATGAACACGGACGCTACCGGAAGTTCGCCAAAATTCGAACGCATGATGAATTTTACAACCATGACAAATGGGAAAAACCCAAAAGAGTATTCCAGGCAGTACGTGGATGAAATCGCGGAGCGTGCGGACGTTGTAGGGTACGCGCCGGCAATCGAATATTCGTTTGACCGGTACACAAATAACCCGGTACACGAAAAAATCGCAACAATCCACGATGGTGAAAAACTTGGAGATGACGCACATGTAGAGGTTGTAGTTGTCGATTTCTTCAAGAAAAGTGACAAGGGCGATAAGTGTTACGCTACAAAAAGAACCTATGCGGTTATCCCGGATTCTGACGGAGATGGAACGGATGCGCTTGTGTATAGCGGATCTCTTAAATCTGTGTCCGACATCGAGGAAGGATACGTTACAGAAACCGATTTTACAAGCAAGACGGTTACTTACACAAAAGGTGATTACGCAGCAACTGACTGAAAGAAAAGGAGAGCGAGCCAATGAGCCAGTGGAAATGGAATGACGTAGAGCTTGAAATCGATATGGACGATGTAGAGTTTTTGGAAAGGTATGAAAAGGTATTTGAAAACATCGAGCCGAGGGAGAAGAATCTTGAAAAGGTTGGAAAAATATCTGAAATAACCAGAGAATATTGTTTGCTGTTTTATGATATTTTTGACGGAATTTTCGGAGAAGGTACTTCTGAAAAACTTTTTGATGGGAAAATGAATTTGAGAGTTTGCGAAGAGTGCTATGATTCGTTCATTGCTGTATGTGAAAAAGAAATCAATGCCGTAAACAAAAGAAGAAATTCTGTTGTTAGCAAATATGCTCCGAATAGAGCTCAGAGACGTGCAAAGAAATAACATGAATTTTTTCTATGAAGAGTTACCAAACACGGTAAATGTGAAAGGTGAAAACATCAAGATCATTACGGATTTCCGTGAATACATCAGACTTTTGGATATGTTAAAAGACCAAGAGCTTGATGCTCTTCAAAAATTTGCAATCATACAGCAGTATTTTCTTGATGACATAGTCGCAGACGAAGAAGCTATAAGTGCATTGTCCTGCTTTATAACGATGGATGCAAATTGCGTAGAGGCTGCGGAGACAGGTGATTGTGGGAGACCACAAGAAAAGCCGAAGAAAAATTTGTTCTCGTACTCCATTGATTATCCATATATATTATCCGGCTTTCTCAGAGATTATGGGATTGATTTAATCGACATTAAATATATGCACTGGTGGAAATTCCGGATGCTTTTCGATGGTCTGTCTGACGATACGGAAATCAAGCAGCGAATAATGTACCGCAGCGTTGATTTATCGGAAATCAAAGACAAAGAAGAGAGAAAACGAATTAAAAAGATCCAGAAATCAATTCAATTGCCATCTGAGAGTCTGACGGATTATGATATCGGAAACGCTTTCATGTGAGGTGATGAAGATGGACAAAATAAAGAAACCGCCACTGATAAGAAAGTGGTATAGATGTCCGGTGTGCGGGTGCAAACTCTTGATTTATGATAATACAACTGTCTGTACCAATGTATTTATTAAGTGCCGGACATGTAAAAAAGAAGTAGAGATTAAGATTTAAGCACTTTAAATTGAGCCATTGAGCCTGTGCTATCCATAAAGGAGGGATAGTATGGGTTATGATGGCTCATTAAAATTTAATACAGAAATAAGCGAATCTGGATTTAATTCAGGAATTTCCAAACTTGGCAGTGTCGCAAGTGGTGGATTGAAAGTGATTGCCGGATCAGTAGCTGGCGTTGCTGCAGCATTTGGGGCAGTGTCTAAAATGTCTCTTGATTCTGTTGCAAGCTTGGAGCAAAACATAGGCGGCGTTGAGACGCTATTTAAAGATAGCGCACAGACAGTGATTGATAACGCGAACAATGCGTATAAGACAGCTGGTGTATCCGCAAATAAGTACATGGAGACTGTGACAAGCTTTTCTGCATCACTTTTACAGGGGCTTGGGAATAACACCGCAGAAGCTGCTAAAATAGCAGATATGGCAATGGTAGACATGTCTGACAATGCGAATAAATTTGGATCCAACATGACAGATATCCAAAACGCTTATCAGGGATTTGCGAAGCAGAACTACACAATGTTGGATAACCTGAAACTTGGATATGGTGGAACGCAGGCTGAAATGATCCGCTTGATTAACGACAGCGGCATTCTCAACGAAAAAATAGAGAATCTTGACAATGTGTCGTTCGACCAGATCATTCAGGCAATCCACAAGATTCAAGAAAATATGGGTATTGCCGGAACGACAAGCGCAGAAGCATTGACTACTATAGAGGGTTCTGTGCAATCCGCAAAAGCAGCGTTTGATAACTTTTTGAATGGTTCAAGTTCACCTCAGGAGTTGGCAGATGCTGTAAAGGCGGCGGCTGAAAATATAACGAACAATTTAATGCAGATTGTTCCAAGACTTGCAAAAGAACTTCCAGAGGTTGGAAACCTGTTGATGGAAAGTCTTTCACAGTCGCTTAATTCCGGAAAACTCGGAGAAATGATGCAGATAGGCGGGCAAGTCATTTCGAATATCACAACCGGAATCATTCAGTCGTTGCCTGGAATCGTAACTGCGTCAGCGCAAATCATAAGTTCGTTTGCAGAAAATATCAGCACAAGTATACCGCAACTGTTGTCGTCTGGGATCCAGATCATACAGGCAATAATAGACGGGATGATGCAGGTATTACCATCTGTTGGATTGCTTATAACTCAACTTATTACAACCCTATACGAGCAGATAACATCTCAGGGGCCAGGTTTGTTGCAGCAAGGCTATGAATTGTTGAACAATCTGATTGACGGATTTGTAAAGGCAATCCCAGAAGCGCTGCCGAAAGTGCTTGATTTTATACAAGGAATCGGAGAAAAGCTTGCAGAAGCTGCACCTGTAATGATTCAAAAAGGTTTTGAGTTGCTACAGAAATTGGTCGAGGGAATCGTGACCGCAATACCGATATTGATTGAGCGAGTCCCAGAGATTATCTCTACATTCGCAAACATTATTAACGACAATTTCCCAACGATTTTAATGAAGGGCGCGGAATTGCTTGGGCAGTTGGCACTCGGGCTTATTCAGGCAATACCAACTCTGATTGCAAATATTCCCCAGATCATAGCAGCTATTGTCGACGTGCTGATGGCGTTCCAGTGGTTAAGCCTTGGCAAGAGCATAATTAAGTTCTTGGGTGATGGCATTACGTCTATGGTCGGATTTGTAAAAACAGCCGGGACTAATATATTAAACGGAATTAAAGGTTCTATTCAGAATCTGCCTTCAACGCTTGCTAATATAGGAAAGTCTGCAATTCACAATCTCGGGAGCACAATAAGCGGCATGGTGTCTTATGTGAAAACCGCCGCTCTAAAAATCGCGTCCGGAATTGAAACGGCAATACTGACGCTGCCTGGTAAGATGGCATCAATTGGCAGCAATATTGTACAGGGACTGTGGAACGGAATATCCAACATGACTGGTTGGATTATTGACAAGATTGGAGGATTCGCAAGCAGTGTTGTTTCGTCCATCAAAGATTTCTTTGGTATACATTCCCCATCCAGAGTTATGCGAGACCAAGTCGGGAAATACCTTGCAATGGGTGTAGGCACTGGATACGAAAAGTATATGCCGTACAAAGAGATGAAAAAAGTATCCGGTAAGGTGGTGTCTCAGTTGTCCGCATCTGTGAGCGGTATAACATTATCAGTGCCGGAAAGCGCTGGAAGTCAAACTTATCAGAAAAGCGTTGGAATCCGGAAGTCTGAAAATAATAACGAGATACTCTATGCAGTAGACCGTCTATCCAGACTTGCAAACAGGCCACTCGAGATCATCAACAAGATTGACTCTGTAGAGACATCCAGAGTACTTGCCACTCCGATGCAAAACCAGATTAAAAAGAATCAAGATTTTAAAAAGATGTTAGGAGGTGACAGAAATTGAGTCTATCAGTTAAGTTTAACGACCAAGAACTCGGAAAGTATTTAAACGTGCTTTCTGGGTTCTCCCCATTTAGCGGGGTAGACCGCGAAACAGAACTTTTGGGCGGAGCAGAATCGTGCAAAGGGGAAGATTACGGGTATACAACTTATAAGTCCAGAACAATAGAAATGCCCTTTGAATTTGTTGGTGATATCGCAGAGAGCTATAATGCGATTCAGAAAATTTTGAATGTCGCAGAGCCGAAAAAACTTGTTTTTGGGAATTATCCAGACCGCTACTTTTATGCGATACCGGACGGAAGCCTTGATGTGACACAGGTTGCGATTTTTGGAAAAGGCACAATCACATGGCTAATCCCTGACGGGGTAGCGTACTCCACTGCAGAATTCGACTTTTATGGAGTCCAACAGAGTGGCTACCAGACAATTGCCATCCAAAACAACGGTACCGAATGGGCAGATGTGGACTACGAGATTACCCACAAGCACGAGAACGGCTTTATTGGATTGGTCAGCCAGTATGGAGTAATTCAGCTTGGGAAACAAGAAGAAGCGGACGGAGAGAACTACGAAGCGTCCGAAGAACTGTTTAACGGTTACGGCTTGTTTCAAGATGATCACGGCACCTCTCATCAAAATCCGGAGAATACCACACAAGGAACGCTGGAAGTGCGGGACGTTGCCGGATATAACGTCATGGCATTAAAAGGTGGACAGGCAACATCCGGATACTGGAATGGCGGAATGAGAACACTTACTATCCCGGTTGACAGCGAGGGCAGACGTGGGGCAAAGAACTTTTACTGTTACACGCAGCACTGGTTCGAGACTGGATTGATGGGACAGACGGGAGCACAGACTATTGCGTTTCTTACAGGGAAAAATGAAGTGATCTGCTCCATGTCTATTAACAAGAGTGATGCCACAGGTAATACGGCGCGTATCGAGTGGTTTGCCCCAGGGAACACCTTAATCAGACGAGAGGAATTCCAGCCGACAGCCTACGAGGGCAATCCGTTTAACCTAAAAATGGGATGCCATAATGACTTTTTAAAAGAGGGAGAAAAGCTGCGGATTTTCTGGTATGGAAGTTATATGGAGCGAAACATACCAGAGATTAAGGATATGGAATGCGAAAAAATCCAAATCTGGATCGGACAGTGGGGAGACAGAAACCTCACAAACCAGTACGTCACGCACAATTATTTAAAAAGCATCCGATTCAGAAAGGACAATGTCGATAAGTATAAGGATGTGCCAAACCGGTATCGTGCTGGAGATGTGGTGTCTATAGATGGAGAGAGTACAAAGGTCTATGTAAACGGGATGCCGGCAAAAGGAGATGAGATTAATGGATCCAATTATCCAAAAGTTCCACCGGGGACAACGGAAGTCCAGTTCTGCTATTCTTCCTTTTCATCTCCACCGCCGCATATTAAAGCAAAAATACGGGAGGTATATTTGTAATGGATAACATCAGAATTGCGATTATAAGCACAAATAACACGCCAGTAGCGTACATGGACAACGGGCATAAAAAGTCCATGCACTACTGGAATGATGATCTACACGAATACTTACAGGGTACGGCGAATGCTTACACTTTTACGGTAAATGCAAAGCATCCAGACGCACAGCATATCAAAGCTGGGAATAAGGTGGCATTTACTTACAAGGGGAAATCACACTACTTAAACATTGTAAATACAGACAAAACAGAGCAGACGATTACTGCTACGGCATGGTCACTGTCGTTTGAGTTAATCAACGAGGATGCTGGAGAATACAAAGCTGGAAAAGCCATGAGTTTTGAAGAGTACCTCGCCGTCTTTGATGCTGAGAGAACGCTTAAATTGGGACTCAATGAGGTGTCGGACAAACGGATCACCAACGAATGGACAGGTACAACGTCCGTATTAAAGAGATTATTCTCCCTGGCTAATGTCTTTTCTGCGGAGATCGAATTTGAGACAGTACTGAACAGAGACTACTCTTTAAAAGAGATTGTCCTAAATGTATATCGGAAACACTCCGATACAGACAGCGGAGTCGGAGAATACCGGAATGACATTGTACTGCGGTACGGGAAAGGAATTACCGGAATTCGAAAAACCACAGATGCCGAGAAGCTTTACACCTGCATCCAGCCGACCGGAAAGGACGGTCTGACAATCAATGGTCTTGACAAGAAAGAATACGATGAAAACGGCAATATCGAGTACTTTACAGACGGTGCGATCATCCGCGCACCGCAGGCAAGGGACCGGTTCCCATCCAACATCGTAAATAAGGCTGATGCTTATATCCTGATGCGTAAAGAGTACGATACAGACAGCAAGGACAAGCTCTATAGCATGGCTCTGTCTGATCTTAAAACAGCATCCGAACCAGTAGTGACCTACGAGGTGGATGGATATTTTGACACCAACATCGGGGACACCGTGAGGATGCAGGATCAGGAGTGGACACCAGTGCTTTATCTACAGGCAAGAGTATCAGAACAGATCAGGAGTCTTACCAATCCAAAAGCTGCAAAGACGGTATTTACAAACTACAAAGAGCTGACATCGGAAATTTCGGACAGCTTATTACAGAGGATGCAAGACCTTATTAATAAAAATAAGGTTTATACTTGCTCTATCTCAACAAACAACGGCGTTATCTTTAAAAATGGCATCGGTAGCACTACTCTGACCGCTTACGCTTACGATAACGGCGTGGATGTGGCAGACAAGCTACAATTCCGATGGAGCAAGGATGGGCATGAGTTTTATGTTGGTAAGAGCGTTACGGTAAATGCTACGGACGTGGATACAAAGGCGGTGTACTCGTTTGAGGCTATTGAAAATGGGATAAAACGTGGGTATTACGAGGTTACGATTACAGATGTAATGGATGGAGAGGATGGAAAAGACGGAGAACAGGGTCCGCAAGGTGAGAAAGGAGAACAGGGACCTCCGGGTCCACAAGGCGCTCCGGGATTGGATGGTATACAGGGTCCAAAAGGGGATCAGGGAATCCCGGGAAAAGATGGGAAGGACGGAAAAACACAGTACACCCACATTGCTTATGCAAACAGCGCAGATGGGTCTAAAGATTTTTCTGTATCCGACAGTAATCGGGAATATATCGGAATGTATGTTGATTTTACGCAAAATGACAGCGCAGACCCGACAAAATATGCATGGAGTAAGATCAAAGGCGCAGATGGGGCGATCGGAACACCAGGAAAGCCGGGAGCCGATGGAAAGACCCCATATCTACATATCGCCTATGCAAACAGTGCAGATGGCAAGACGGGATTTTCCACCACGGATGGTACAAATAAGCTCTATATCGGGCAGTATACAGATTATACACAGGCAGATAGTACAGATGCTGCGAAGTATACATGGACAAAGATCAAAGGCGAACAGGGGGAACGTGGTCCACAGGGAGTTCCCGGTCTGCAAGGGGTACAAGGTCCCCAGGGTGAACAGGGGATACAGGGTCCCAAAGGAGATACTGGAGCTGCAGGTGTAAACTACTGGAGATCATCAGCAACGATAGACTTATCTGATACCAAAACTTACGATGTAAATAAATGGTATCCCGTTGTGGGGAGTCAGCTTCCAACGAGTGTTTATAATCGTATTTTGGTTAATGTGTCTTTAAATAGTGGAACAAAACCATCCTGGAGTACACATGATAGCGGATTCTCGGTGAATTTAGATCTGGCTTCCATTGGATCTGGGTGGGGAACTACTTCTGGCGAATGTATTATTTATGCAGACACGTATTCATTCTGTTCAGTGTCGCCTGCCAGCTATACACAACTGACTTATGGATCAATCCCTGTATTATATTTAAGAGGTGGCGGTAAATATTTTGTAAAGACTGATTTTGTGGTCAACTGGACACCTAAGCCAACAGGATATACATGGCAGGAAGGAAATTATAAGCAGACAGCACCTGTCTTAGATAGCAGACCTGTACCAAGCGGAACCAATATTAAAGGGAAGAGCACCTATTTTCACATCAAGTATTCCGCAGTATCGAATCCAACCACCTCTAACCAGATGACAGAGATACCTAACACATATATTGGTACTTACGTAGACTTCACACAGGAAGATAGCACGGATCCAAAGAAATATACCTGGTCACGTTTCCAAGGACTTCAAGGACCGCAGGGAACACAGGGGATTCCGGGGACGAACGGTACAAACGGCAAGACAAGCTATCTGCACATTAAATATTCCAACGATGGAGGGAAAACATTTACCGGAAACAGCGGAGAAGATGTAGGAACGTATATTGGTACTTGCGTGGATTACAATCAGTCCGATCCTGCAAGTGTTGGATCTTATAAGTGGGCGAAGATTAAAGGAGAACAAGGTGCGACAGGTGCTACAGGAGCAACAGGACCAAGTGGCATAATTGTATCTTCTACGGCTCCGTCAAATCCTAAAGTTGGCCAGTTATGGCAGACAGCATCCGGTCAGCCGATCAAGCGGTGGGATGGAAGTAGGTGGGTGATCCATTATATCGCAGTCGAGAATCTGGACGTGCAAACGCTCAGTGCGATCGTTGCCAACCTTGGAACTGTAACAGCCGGACTTATTAAGAGTAAGGGTGGACACTTTTACATAAATGTAGACACCGGAGAGATCGTGTCTAAAAGCAGTGACGGTACAATTTCCGTTTTTGTAAAAAAAGAGAATATTGACATGGTAAGATCGTTTACAGCGTCTAGGTACTGGGGGAGTCGATTAAACTACTCTGGATTAGAATTTTATTCCGGCGGCAGTAGCATGGCAGATGATATCGCGAATGGATCTGTGGTATGCTCTATTCGCGGAGATGAGGAGATGCGTGACTTTTCGGTGACAAACATAAATGGAGATAGCATATGGCTTATTAGGACAATTAAGCAGCTTACAAAATCTATCTCTTACGATTCCGGTACCGTGAAAGGTCCATATACAAGTACAAACTCCGCTAATAACATTCGCGTGGAGCTGAAAAGAAGAGGATGTATGGTAACATGCAAGATCACAATGATTGCACAATTTCCGGGAAGTGGCGAATACGGGCCATTCAACGAAGTGAAAATTCCAGTAGGATATCGACCGGTTATGGATTTCTTTGCTCCCTATAGTGAAGTTTCAGGACCTAACATATTTGGAACGGGAAGATACGGCATAAGAAAAGATGGGGGGATCAAGATTTATGTGGAGAATGCCGCATTTACAGAACGTCACGCAACGTTCACGTGGATTACAGATGATTGATTAAAGGAGCGAATATGGAGATTAGAGCAAGACCGTGATGATCTTATTTTTATACTTTAAAAACCGGAGGGAAAACATGACAGAAAATGAAGTAGAAGTGAAACTTGCAGAGCACGGAAAAGAAATCGGCTCATTAAAGCATCGAATGAAAGAAGCAGAGGACGTTGTGAGCGTGGTACATCAATTAGCACAGGAAATGGTGGGGTTGACCAAAGAGGTCGGCTTTATGAACCAGACGCTGGTGCAGTTAACCGCAAAAGTGACGCATCTGGAGCAGACACCAGCCAAACGGTGGGATGGGGTCGTGACAGCACTGATCGGAGCCGTGATCGGGGCTGTAGTAGCAATGTATTTGTAAAAAGGAGAATGAAAAATGAAGAAGATTAACTGGATTGTAAGAATTAAAAACAAGGCTTTCTGGGTAGCGCTGATCCCGGCAATCTTACTGTTGATACAGGCAATTGCGGCAGTGTTTGGTCTTACCATCGACCTTGGAGACCTTGGAGATAAGTTATTGACTGTAATCAATGCACTCTTTGCGATTCTGGCGATCCTTGGTGTAGTGGTAGACCCAACAACACCTGGAACAAGAGATTCAGAGAGGGCACTTACATATAAGTAGGTAATTTCAGAGAGCTTGGAAACAGGCTCTCTTTCATTGTATGACAGGAGGTGAGAACATGAGTGAACAGAACGAATTTGGCAGAGTATCCGCAGAGGAACTGGAAAAAGTATTTGAGACAGACGAGCAGGAGGAAGAGAAAGAATGAGTATCTGTAGAGGAATTGCCGGCAGGAGAGGGAAAAATCCTGTCGGTATTTTTATTCACAATGGTGCAGATAGCCAGAATGCAACGGCAGCGTATTATCGGAATTATTTACAAAATGCAAACTTGGAAAATGGATTTGCTCATTATTATGTGTGCAGCGATGGAATCTTACAGGCGGAAGATGACGAAAATTGTGCTTGGCACTGCGGAGACATAAGCGGAAACTTGAATTATCTTGGAATCGAAACATGCCAGAGTATGGGCGATCTGGATGTATTTAAAGCAAACGAAGAAAAAGCTTTGCAGTTGGCCGCTGAGAAGTGTAAGCAATACGGAATCGTACCAAACGAAAGCACGATCATGCTGCATCAGGAGGTGTTTGCAACCGCTTGTCCGCACAGATCAGTAGAGATTCACGGCGGTGCAGCGCAGACAAAAGCCTATTTTATTAACCGTATCAAGGAACTTGTGGGCGGAAGCCAAAGCGCATCAGCGGATCAGGAAGGAGAAAATGAAGAGATGAGATGTTTATTTACAGTTGAGGGAAAAGGTGCAGTGTATTATTTTGACGGTCAAAAAGTAATAACATTGGGTCATCCAGACGAATTAAAAATCATCCAGAAGATTTACAAGGACAACAATGGTAAGGACATTCCGTGTTACAAGTGGAGTCCTAAAGCGCCATGGTATGCAAGGCTCATGTCGGTAATTTACAGTAAAGAGACCACATCTATTTAATAAAAATCCCCTCTGTGCTATAATATATGTAGTCAATGCGAGGGGGAATAAGTATGGAATATCAAATCTACGAATCTTACGATACGTTTTTACTATATCAAGAATTTATGGAGATACCGGGAAATTCTTTCAAATTCCGGTTGCCAGAAGGTATGACGCTGACAACCGAAATGATGCACACCTTTTTACGGGCGGCGTATATGAGTGTTGGACGGATGGAGTTGCCGTCCTGAGAATATTGTATCATCGTATTGACATAAGTCTAAAAATATTATAAAATTTAAAATGTCTAAAAAATGACTAAGAGAAAGAACAAGAAATCCCTTGTTTACAGGCGTTGGTGGCATTTCGAATCTTTGACTTTTAATCAAGTTGTCCGGGGTTCGAATCCCCGCACGCTCATTGTAGAACAAGC